TCATACTAGCACGTTTTGCAGAAGAAACACATTTAGGTGTGCCTTCACCAGGTTCATCACTTGCACAAGTTCCACCCGTAACTACATTAACCCATCCACCTTTACCGTCTTTGGATTTTGAACCCTTAAACCACTTACGTAGTGAATCCTCTTTTATATTTTTCTCAAGATATTCTGCTTGTGACTTATGCATTTTAGATGAATTTTTAAGTTGTTTTACAATCTTTTTAATTTTTTTACCAGTATGTAAACTTTCACTCATTCCTCCCCCATTACCCGCAGCACCACCATTGCCACTCCCATTAGAGTTGCCGTTCCCGCTACCGTTACTGCTAGAATGCCCGTTACCATTTGAGCCATTTCCACTGTTGTTCCCGTTTCCATTCTTTTTTTCATCTTCGGTCTCTTTACGAAGATATCCACCTAGTCCTCTGCGATATCCCACAGGCATTTTCTTACACTTTTTATCAGTGTAACAATAATAGTAACCAAGTTTACATTTCTTCACAATTATTTAGCAGAGTCAGAATTGTCTTTATTATTTAGAAATCCTTGTTTTATTATTTTTGATAGTTCTGAAGTTGACCCTACAAACAGTGCGTTATTTGTAACATTAGTGCTTGATTTCCCATCTTCTTCGTTTACATCTTTTACTTTCTTCTGTAAATCTAATAACTTATCAGTTGTATCTGCAACACTTTTAATTAATTGTCCTGCAACTTCATACGCTCTTGGACTTGCAGTTTCTCCAGCAACTTCCATGATACCATTAATTGCTTCTTGTCCTTTTTCTATAAGTGAATATAAATTACCTCTTGTATAATCATAATCTTTATCTACATCCTGACCATTAACTTTAACCAATTCATTCTTACCACCTTTAGGTGTTGGTACAATTTCAGACTCTATATTTAAAGCCTCATCAATAGGATCATAATTAGACATCTGTTCTCTGTGTAGGACTATAAACTCTACCATCAGTATAGAAAGCAGTTGTTTCATTGAATCCAAAGTTGTCATCAATATCAACTAATGAGTCATCAGAGGCACTTAATACATTAATAAAGATATTCTCAATATGAGTTTCTTTATTTGTACCATCAGCACCACGATCAACTACTAATGTAAGAGCATCAGGTATTTCAGTGATTTTCATAATTTCATTATCTATAATGATTCTATTACCTACTGCAAAGTTAGAAGAATCATTAACTGCAAATCTTGTTTTTGATTTTGTAAGTGCTTCACGAAGAGTTGCAGTATTATCAGAATTATAATCTTGAAGTGCTTTTGGTGTAGCAGCATATCTAACTTCACGTTTTGCAGTCTGTTGATTTGTATCTGCATAGTAATCAACTTGAACTTTCTTAATTAATCCCTCTGTAGTATCAGCAACAGGACCGAATAGATAAGTTTTTGATGTAAATGATAGTGTGTATATTAACGCTCTTCTTGTTGAAAAATCACCTTCATAATCATCTTGAAATGAAATATTATCTAATACAACAGGTATATCTCTTTTTTCTCCAATTGAATCTACCAAATCAATTGTCAAGTTAAATGATGGTTGAAAAAATGGTAATATTTGTTCTATAATCTGTAATGCATCATCGTTCAATTTAACAAGTATATTTAATTCAAATCCAATATTATATGGAACTGGCATGAATACCTTTCTTAAATTAGTTCCGTCAGATCCTTTAAATGTTTGTGTAATACCAGATTTTCTTGTTGGATCATATGAAATGTTTGTCATCTCAAATGACATTCTTGGTAGAGTAATCTGAACTGCTCTGTTTAATTCAGGTTGTTGCTCTAATCTTGCCAAGAATTTTTGCATTGGACCATATGCCAATGGAACTCTTAATTCACCACCAGGTTGACTGGTTGAACTTTTATGACGTATACGAATATCATTAAATATCGTACCAAACGATACTACAGTCTTTCTTAATATTTGATGATAAAAATAAGTGCCTAACATTAGAACTGTCCAAATGGGTTACTTTCAGAGAAATCAATCATCGAATCTGCCTCTGTTTCAAATTCGTCATTAGAGTCATACTCATCATATATATCTCTATTGTCATGTGATCCTAACGTATATGCAGCATATTCACCTGCGATTGTGGATCCAGTTCCAATAATTGTTTCACCAGGTATGAATCCAGAAATAGTAGTACCGATTCCTACATTTGCTACTTTTAGTATCTTTGTATCTACGTCCCATTCCCTTACTCTTGCCTCTGTGAGCGATGTTTGACCCCTTATAACTTCATTATAGTAGAATGTACCAACTCCAACTGCAGCAGGAGCAGAGAAGGATACTGCTGGCACTTGAGTGTATCCGATGCCAGTATTTGTGACTCTGATAGAAGAAACTTGTTTGTCAGCATTAATCACTGCTTCTGCTGTTGATGTAGTTCCTGAACCAGTCGGACCAGCAACTGTAATTGTAGGAATAGCAGAGTATCCTGCACCCTGATTTGTGACTGTGTAACTTATGACACCCTTCTGTGTAGTTTCAATAGAGCATGTTGCGATTGCACCAGTTCCGTTTCCACCAAGTATTGTAACTGTAGGTGGTGATGTATAACCAGAACCAGCATTTGTTAATATAATTCTATCAATAGATTTAATTCCTGCTCTTGTTGTGGTAATTGCTACAGCACTTGCACTTACACCAGCAGCACCAGGTGCAGTTGAAATTGCGACTGTTGGAGTTGTTGTATATCCACTACCATCATTCGTCAAGAATAATTCTCTAACATATCCTGTGGGTTGTGAAAGAACTGCTGTTGCTGCAGCAGTTGTTCCAGCACTTACCATATTTAATGTAGTAATAAATCCTTCGTCTTGAATTTGAGTATCTATTGCTTCGATAGAAGTATCAATAACCTCACCTTCGTATTCAAATAATTCACATTTTAATTGATAAACATAATTTTTACCTAACTGATAGAAAGGTTCTTCATGCTCTACAAATTTAATTTCAAATAATCTTTGACCTAATGGGAAATAAACTAAATCACCTTCTCTTGGTCTTGTATCTACAACAATTTCATCGTCAGGTAATGCAGTTAAAAATGCTCCAATAAAGTCTTCAAATCTTTCTCTTGATATAGTAAGAGTTAATTCATCTCTTAAACTCATACCAAACTTGGTCATAATATCTCCTTGACCACCATATCCCTCATATGTGTTTACATATGCTTCGATACTAAAGTTATCATCATATTTTGATTGCTGTACTTCTTCAATTATAGTTTGTCTATTTACAAATTTTCTTGGAATGTATGTTACCTCGACACCATAAATTCCCAACTGTTCATTGATTAAATCTTGAACTAGTCTTTGCTCACTTGGAGATCCTTGTAGAAAAAAGGGATTTAATGCCATAATTCATTATCCAATAAAATCAAGAGGTGGTAATTCATACTCAAGCATCATCTTATCCTTCAGAGCAACAATGTCTCTTTCTGCATCTTCATATATTTCTCTACCATTTAATTCAATTCCACCAGGTAACTTAACTCCTTTGAATTTAATTAAATTCTGACCCCACTGTCTTTTAATTAAAAGTGTAAGATACATTTTCAAAAATGGATCATTATAAACTTTATTAAAGTCATCAGGATCTAATGCTCTAAAACAATCAATTACAAGGAAATTATCAACAGTTTGTGACCCATAATCTAAATCCATATACAATCTATTCTGTCTTTTATTAAATCTTATTTGTTTGTCAGGTGTTAGTAAAAAATCTATATCTTCCAAATATCTCTTTGTCATAGAATATTGGAGTAATTCTACTGAATTAAAATAGTATAGATCGTTTAGAAACAACTGATATTTAATACTGAACATTCCAGCAGAAATTGAACTGGAATCAAACTTAAATATTTTTTCTATTCCTATAACTGAATCTGGAACTTGTATGAAATTAGAATTCTCTACAAAACTTGCGGTAGTTGTTCCATAACCACTTATTGCAGTTGATGTTCCTGTAGTGGTTACAATACCAGCAGTGTTTGTACTATCACTATCACTTCTTGCAGATCCTCTATCAATGTCATCTTGAGTGAACTGATACTTAAGATACATTCTTTCAACGCCATCAAAGTGTCTTTCATTAAAAAGTTGTATCGCATCATCGACTAAATCATCTATTTGATCATCATCAACGTTAATCTCAAGGACTGGAGCACCAAGTTTCCTTAAACAATAATCGACTAATTGTGTTCTACTTGCTGGTTTCGCCATCGTCCTCTTCCAGATCTGCTAATAAATCATCGTGTTTGTCTTGCAATTCTTTTATTTGTTTCAATAATTCAGTTTTTTCCTCTAAAAAATCTTGAGTAATAGTTTGAATTTTTGCTTCTAAAAGAACATTTTGATTTGAAGTCGTTGACAATTTTTGATTATAAATTTGAATCAATACATTAATGTCAACATCATTATTTTGTGTCATGTTTTAAAAAGTTCCACCATCTAGGGTATCTGTCCAAGTTGGAGTACCAGCAGCAGTTGTCGTTAAGACAGCGTTAGATGTACTGATACCAGCAGCAGGAGCCACAGTAGATTTCTGAAGTCCTGTTGCATCAAAGTATACCACACCACTGGTAGCAAAGTCACCAGATTGGTAATATATTCCTTTAATATCTAGGAAACCTTTTGTGCCAGAAATTACACCATTTGTGATAGTGGCATCTGGAACGTAAGTCCATCTAGAGTTTGAATCATCATAACCAAAGAATCCCTCTTTAGTATTTGCAGTTCCAAGACCTACGTTGTATTGGAATGAAATACCACGATCATCATTGGTATCAAATGCATGAGTAACTACAATTTGAGTTGCAGTTGCAATACCAGCAGTTGTTACACCATCAATGGATACAGTTTTAGATCCTGTATTATATGAGTGAACTGTTGTTCTTCCAGCACCTGGTAAAGATGCATGGGTAAGTGTATCACCAGTATTGATACCAGTGATTGAATCAAGTGTAATTACAGAAGCACCAGTTCCGACAGTTGCAGTAACTGTTCTTGAACTTGTTACATCTCCAAGTCTGAATATTGTTTCATTTGAGGTAACAGAAGATGAGTTAACAGTAGTCTGTGTACCATCAACTTGTAAGTCACCCTTAATAATAACGGTTCCTTCATTACTTAATCCATCAGGATATGGGTCGATGTATAGTTGATTTCCTGCACCTGATCTTGTTGCGATGATGTTTGATGAAATACCAATATTATCAATCTCAACACCACCAGTAACGATCATCTTACCAGTAAAGTTTGATTGTCCTTGATATGTTGATACACCAGTCACTAATAATGCATCAGTTTCTAATGTTCCATTGACATTGACACCATCAATACGAGTTTGAAGTTTGTTTGCATTATCAAAGAATAATTCGGCAGCTCCGTTTTCAGTGAATGTTGCTAATTGTTCAGTGTCTGCAGCGTTACGAATATCAATTTTAGATCCTGCTATTCGTAAATCACCTATTCCAGTATCTTTAATTAAACTATGAGAACCTGAATGTGATATTTGCAAATCTCCACTTTGACCTAAACCACCACCAAAGTGTGCAACATCATTATCTAAAAGATGCAATTTATCTTGAACTGTAGCAATACCAGTTACATTCAAGTTTCTTGTAGTTGCTTCATCAAGAACTAAATCATCCTGAATGTATAAATCTCCACCAACATATAAATCACCACCAGTAGTTGTAATACCACCAGAACTATTCAGAGTTGATACACCTACAACTGATAATTCGTTGACTTCAATCGGTACGTTATATCTCCATTTTGCACCAGTTACTTGTATAAGATCTGATCCATCTTCATCATATTCAATTTTTGAATCTCCACTGTTTCCAAAAACTAAAAATGTATCATCAAGAATTACAACCGATCCAGTGCCATTTGGATCAAATATTATGTTTCCATCGGTATCATGTGATGAAATGCTATTACCATCTAACCTTAAATTATCTACGTTCCATTGGTCAACTTTACGAGCACTATCTAATATTGGTACAAATCCGTTAGCACCAGTGGTTGGGTTTACTTGACCATTAACTTTACCTGGTTCAATACTTAATAAGTCTGTAAAATATCTACCACCAACTACTTGAGGATTTGATGAATTATCTCCAGCAAATATTCTTCCACCTAAATTACCGTGTGTTCCTACACCAACTGTTAAACCAAGTTCACCAAAATTCAGGCTTCCTGGTGCCGACGTTCCAGTCGATCTTTTAACTCTTATAATACTTGCCATTAGAAGCTACCTCCATTAATATCTAAATTCTGTGTCACACCTGGTGTAAGGTTTAAAGTAGTTTCAAATTTGTTTGTTGTTGAGTTGTATACTAAAACTTGTCCATTCTGTAATCCGCTACCAATATCAACGTCACTTAAACTTGCCAAACTAATGGTTCTTGTTCCTGATAACGAGGAAACAACTTTAGTAGCATTTTGTTGTCCAACACGGACTTTAATGTTTGCCATTACTGTGTAGTCACTCCAGCTCTAACTAATACGGATCCTTCGACAACCCTTGTCACTGTATTACTGCTGTCAGTAATTAAAACATCATATACATATCTACCAGATTTTAGACCAAGACTTGCTGTTGAAGCAAGTCCTACTCTTATAACTCCACCACCTGCATTTAAGACAGTAGCGTCAAAAATAGTCTTTGTTGAACTACTTGGGTGTTTTTTCATTTGAGAATCTACAGAATAACCTGTTAAATCCAAAACTGAATTTGATTCGCTGTCTTCAAGTGTAAAAGTTTGTGAAAATGTAGTGCCAGTATTTAATACCAGATTACTCACATAAACGGCTGCCATCTATGAATAATATTAGGATCTAGGAATATTTATAATCTGTTTTAATAGTAACTTAATTTCGTCAATATCTGACCTCATTTTATCCAATTCTTCTCTTTGAGTTAGTCTTGATGATTTCATCTGCATATACTGATTATACCCTGATGCATCAGTATTTAAGATAGCACCAGAGTTTTCATCTCGGTATAGATTTTTATGTCCTTCAACTGGTATCATGCTAATGCTATGACTCTTAAATCTTTAAATCTAGGAGAATTTGCTTCATCAGTTCCACTTGAAACTATTTTAATTTTAAATCCAGTGAAACTTTCTAAATCATCTATACTAAATTGATATTCTAAAAATTCATCAGATTTACTTGATTTTACAAAAGCATCTGCTCTACCATTTTTCAATGAGATATCAATAATTGAATCACCAAATCCATCATCATCAGTATCTTTTAAATTATTATAACCAGGAAATAGTTCATAAGTTTGTTCTACTTCACTTGAATCGGGTCTGAATAATTGATAAAGAACTCTAAAGTCTGCAGAAGAATGCCTAAAGGCAGAAACTAGAACTTTGAGAGATGATGCAGGTTGTTTTAAATCAATACGATTTGAAATGTAAACAGCAGCATGTGGATCACCAGATAATTCATTAGATCTTGAATCGTTTGTATAGTCAGAAATTGGTTTGTTTAATTTATTTCTTTGTAAAATTAATGTTCCATTCTGTAAATCTACCATAGGTGAAAGATTTGAATCTTGAGATGTCAACTGAACTGCTAAAGTGGTTGATCTATTTTTAGGTAAATTAGTTAATTTTGATAACTCATTTACTTCAGAACAAATAATTCGAGTAGATGATAAACGATTAAGTTGATTTATTTCTACATTTTCATATCCCTGATCAATAAATGATACTTCAGAACCACCAGCACTTGTTCCAGATACGGATCTTAATTGTGCTGATAATCCAGTAGTTTCACCAGGTGTAAGAACATTAAATCTAGGTAGTATTGCATTATATTGGAAGTTTTTAGATGCAAATGTATTTGATCCACCTGCTGTCTTTTCATTTGTGAAACTAACTTGATTATCGCCAGTATTTCTAACTGATCTACCAGCAGAAAGATAGAACTTATCAATATCTTTAGAAGCACTTAACGTAGAATCTGTTGGCATATCATGTGTAGTATTAATTCCTATCAATGAAATACCATTTAATTCATACTTGTAAACTAAAGCATCTACATCATGTGGTTGAGCAACAGTATTATCAATTCCTCTGGTACCAATACCAAGTGTTCCATTTGCACTGATACTATTGTAGAACATTATTTCTTGTCCTACTTTTACATAACCAAATGAGGTTGTAATTCCTTCATAAGTATTAAAGTATGAAGTATTTGCTGCTCCAACATTAATCGTATTTGATGTAATTGTTGAATTATCAATCAATGGTGTAGGAACAGTATCAGGATGAATATCAGATATTTGAACTTTGTTATTATCTGCTTTCATTCCATGACTATACTGTTGAACTTCAAATACGTTTCCTTCATATAAAGGACTAATAACACTTGAAGCACCATCAAC